TTGTTTTACCATCTGGGTACCTCCTGTTTTTGGTTTTAGTTGGTCCTAAACCCAATTATTACAGGGGACCCAGATGGTTTTTCAATTATTATTTTCTAATTCATGCAAGATCGAGGTATTTACACAATGGGGTGCTGCGTCTTAACGTACAGCCAACATTAAGTCAACTCCAGCGGAGGTAAGCAATGAGAAAGTTCTGGTTATTTTTAGTCGTCACCTGTCTATCATCAGCCTTCATATTCGGCTTCAAAGCTTACACGAATACAACCTACTTTGGCACGACAGACGAGCCTGTAAAGATCTGTTGGGATCATTCAGCTCCGGCCACGGTAGATGAATATATAGTGGTACTGTACCATGTAGAGCAACAGGTTGAAGCCTTCCGGCAGACCACCCAACAAAATTGCCTGGAGATTCAGCTACCTCGCAGTGGACATTATGTTGCCATAGTGTCAGCTCAGAACTCCTCGGGTGAATCGGAGCCTGCACGCTCTGACGATCCCGAGGCAACCCACAACCAGCCCTGGTGGATATACGGTCACATTGCTCCGGCTGGTGTTTTAAGTATCGGAGGAAAATAAAGTATGGATGTTACTATTTCACTTAACGCCCGGGAACTGAAGCTGCTCGATGTGCTCACGGATGATAGAGCCTCATGGATTGATGAACTGGTCCGCAACCGGCTGGAACGGATCCTACGGACAGCCATCTCCGAGTCAACACGGTTCGACGGGAATGACTTGAGCAAACAACAGCTCGCTGCAGCTCTCGATGCGATTACCTTCAAACCTTATGATCCCAATGTCGTGATTCGCCCCTACAACTTCAAGGAGCTGGTCGACACAGTGGACAAGCAGGCATTGAAAGGAGTATTCGATCTATGAGCCAACTAAAGCCAACATTCCTTCGCTTTCCGCCTTCTGGATCTCCCGATGTGGAAACGTATCTGTTATATGTCGAAGAGGCACCTAAAAGGGTGACCTACGGCTCACCGAGCTTCAATGTTGGAAATAGGGTAGTCAGTAATCAGGTGGAAGTCAACCTTGCGAGCATAGTCGGCTTTCCGTCCAAAGATACTGTCTATAACCTGGGAGTAGTTGCCAAAGATGACTACGGCAACTTGTCCAGCATGAGTAAGCTGGATGACATCCCTTTAGACTTCGCAGCACCAGACCCACCCGGGAAACTGTCGATCTCATCCTGAGTGCTGCCATAACCTTTTTAGAAGAGGTCAGGAAAATTGTTAAAGACGAAACAACAGCTTGAGAACGAGATCCATCTGCTGCGAGAGAAAGTCCGCATTGCGATAGCTCGAATTCATCACATGGCAGAATACTTCGGCGGCATGGATCTCTTATGTGAAATTGCTGGCTACCACTCCTTGAACCACTGGCAAGATGAAATGGAACGTAGAAGGACATCCAAAAAGTTTGATGCCTGGGTCATTGAGAAGGGAGCTGGCTTCATGCGGCCTGCTGAACCTAAGAAGAGAAAGCGAGGCAGGCCCAGGAAGGTAGCCTGAAATGGAACGTACCTGCTGTCCTGAATGTGTTGTGAACCGAGTCACCGCCCTGTGCGTGCGTGAAGACAAGGCATGGATCGAGTTCCGAATGGGTTGTAAAAGCGTGAAGCGTCTTACGGCTCCACGAAGGACTCAAATGTATAATAATCTCGTAGCGTTAGAAAGCTGGTTTCAACTGGCTGTAACCGCTGATAATCAGCCCTAACCGAGTTTGCTAAAATGGGGGATGAAGGGTATTTTCCCGAAATCCCCCATGGCTTAAGTCAACTTCCCGACGGCGAGCTAACGCTCGTCTTTATGGATGTGGATCTTGCGTACCTGCACCCATGGTATCGTGATGATTCCTTGAGCACCGGCACCACCGATTGATACTGCTATGACAATGTACTCATCCTGTTTCAGTTTGAGGACATAACCTGCCGAATAACAAATCAACGGTTCCAGGTCTTCCCTCACTTCATCCATGTCACTCCAGCCACCGAATGAGGGAGCGGTGCTGTCTATCCATTCCACTTCCACCAGGGCTGCACCTTCTGAATTCTTGATCTGAGAGGCAGCTACCTGTTTGGATCCTTTCCGGTATGATTTACGTTTAGTGGGCAAAGTTAGAACCTCCTACCTATAGCTAACATATTGATATATGGGGATATATAAGGTATATAGCTGACTATCTGTTAACTATAGTCAACTATATCAGGGGGATGGGAGCTGACTATAGCTAACTATAGCTAACTACCATGGGGGATAGTTTACTTCAGCTCCCTCCTAAGTGGGGTCGCTGAAAACTTCAATGATATCAAAGGCTCGCCTGCGGCTCTCAACGGCCAAAACGGCTGCTCAAAAAACCTCCTGAGCCACCCATGTCGCCATGAATACCATTCAGCATCTTATCGATCTCAGTACGCATCAGAGCTTCCTCGTGCTCTTTGGCGGCTTTCTCCTCGTCCCTATCCATCGATTCTGTGTAATACGAGACACCAATCGCCACGGCATCCAGCCGGTCGTCTTGGCGCAGCGCACCACGTTCACGGTTAATCCGAGTAAGCTGGTACACAAACGAGTACCGCTGGTTCAGCTCAGGGTTGTCCATCAGGAACGCTATGTCCTGGTCGACAACTTCCTTGGACACGACCATACGGTGCTGATTGAGGATCGGTTCCAGGGTATCGATGATTCGAGCTTCCTTCTGGATTGAGTGCTTTACCTCCTCAGTCGTGCAGGGGTAATACTTGGTCAGCCAGGGCGTGAACAATTTCGTCCACATACCGTCACCAAAGTTGGCTTCGATGACTATATGCCGCACCTTAAACTTCTTGGCCTCAAGTGCCAGAAACTTCAAGTTCTCGTCCGTGTAGCCGCCCCTGACACCCCCAACTGACAGGAGGAATAGTTTACCATGGAGCTGGCCAATGATCGCCCAGGATGTCTCGTCCTTGCCCCTACCGGAGGGGTCGATTGCCATGACAACGCCTTCGTACTTTTTCCAGTAATCTTTGTCGAAAGCCATCGGTCTGTACCAGCGATCACCGGCAAATCCGATATTTTTCAAGTCACGTATTCTCTGATCAGGACCGGAGCCATACTGAATGAAGCTCGGAGCCTTCTCACCGGACAGCTCCATTACGATCAGGTCTTCATGTTTCAGCGGATATTTCTCGGCATCAGATAGGCTGGTGTCCAGCATGAACTGCAGCATGAACGATGACCGGCCTTTTGAGGCTTCACGTTCCATCAGATCGATGTCACCGAACCGCTGAGGATCGGTGGGCATGCCCAGGATGGTTTCATCAGACTCCAGCTCCTTGAATATGGACGGAGCCAAGGCACCATCATAGCCGAGGATTTGTTTCTCGGTGGGATAGCGAGCTGGCCAGATTCGACAGTGATAACCTTTAGCTCGCAATTTGTTGTAAATCGATTCCTCAGTTTGCGGAGTTCCTAAGAAGATGATCCGAGGTTTACCCTCCGGCACCAGGATATCGTTGAACTCGCCAACACGGTTGAGCAACTTTTCACGCATGTCATCGGTGGCAGAGTTATTCGGAATCTCAACGTCATCGGCAATGATGATGTCAGCACGACTACCTGTGATCTGGCCGAGGACACCGGCTGACTTGACGGACGGAGCGTGAGCATTGCCAGCAGGGGCAACGTCAAAGCTAACTTTAGATTCCCGCTGGTCGGCTCTCGGTGTCAGGTGCTGCAGCTCGGGCATCTCTTTGATCAGCCGGAGCGTAAACGTAGAGAACGAATCAGCACGCTCTTTTGAAGCGGATACGACCAGGATTTTAAGTTGAGGATTACGCAGCAGAAGCCAGCACACGAAAGCGCTCGTGATCCAAGATTTACCAATCCCTCGGAAAGCCTGGATGATTGAGCGCTTCGGCCCATACTGCAAATACCGAGCCATCTCCATTTGGCGGGGAGTTGGGTGCGGTAAGTTTAGGTGTTTCCATGCAGCACACAGAAACAGAACGAAAGACTTTTTAAGCTCACGAGTGAACTTAGAATCAATCTGCTTGGACATATGATTACGTCATTAGATCGGGATCCTGATCCGGCGGAGACAGTTCCTTGAACTCATCGAGCAGCTTCTGTTGGTCTTCAGTCAATTCGTCATCACCGTCATCAAATTCCAGATCCATGTTGTATCGAGCTAACAACCGCTCAGCTACAGCCATCACGGACGCCGACACACCTAACTGATCGGCCTCGATCTGCTTGGTGACTGCATCCATCAGAGCACGCTGGAGCCGACGAGCGGCAGCATCGTTAACTTTCTTTGTGGTGTCATCCGACATAGTTACCTCTTAGTTCACGATGTATTGTTTTCCGAGCCAGATGATGAAACCCACGGCTACGGTCAGAGCACCTTTATAGATCCGGTTCCACACTTCGAGTTTGCCAATTCGACTGTCATTCAGACAAACGTGACCTTTTTCGATGCTCTTCTTAATCCACTCTACGTTGGTTTCAATCGCAGCTAACCGTTCACTGTTTGTTTTCTCGGCAGGCATTAGTCATTCCTATCGGACGGCAGCTCAATCTTGTCCTCTGCTTTTTCGTTAGCTTCCATGACTACCTGGACATTGATAAGGATAGCTGACTTCAAGCCTTGGATGTTGAACTTCCCTATGTGCCAATGAAGGTGAGACACTTACCCCTTGCTAAATTAGTGTAGGGCGGGTTAGGAGTATCACCTATGAAACCGACAATCATATCCAAACACGGCCTATCATCCCAGCCCTCAG